GCCCACTGCGGCAGCTCCAGCAGTTCAGGCGTGCGCAGCAATCGCTCGTCACCGAACAGCGCCAAGCTGCAGCGCAGGTAGTTATCGTGGCCAGTAACTTGGATCAGGCCGCGACCGCGATAGCGCTGGCCATCACCATCTGCTGCCGGCGTGTTACCCAGTTTTGCAGCCAGGTTGCCGGTGTCGTATTTGCTCAGGTACTGGTCGCCGCCCAGTTCCCGGACGTACTGCAGCTGACCCGACTCGTGACCGACTTGCGCCAGGAACGCGGCTTGGCGTTTCGGCGTGTTGATCTGTCGATGGGCCATGGCTGCGTTGAGGGCGGGTACAAAAACGCCCGCTTGGCGGCGGGCGTTGGGCATGATGCTTTGCAGCTGTTGTTCAGTGATGGACATACAAACTCCAGACGTAAAAAAACCGCACTCAGGCGGCGATGGGATGCGGTTACTGTTTCTCGATGTTCACCACCTTGAGGGGTGGTTTCGGCCCTTTCTTTTTCTTGCCCTTGGATTTACCGGCTTTGCCGGCATTGCATTCGACCGTAGTGGACCATCCGGACTGGGTGAATACCTGCTCAACCGAATCCGCCAGGTATTCACCATCAAGCCCGCCCTTGAAACCCTGAGCGATGATGGAACGCTCGGCGAAGATGTCCGTGCGGCCGGGCATTTCAAGCCGCACATCGGCGGTCGAGCGGTTGAACGCCGACAGACGTGCCTTGGCCGCTGCTTCAGCAGCGCCCTTGTCTGGGTAAATATGGCGGTCGGTATGGACTGCCGGCAGGCCGTCCGGAGCGTCATCGTTGTCGATGGTAACCACCGCGAGCTTGCCGTTCTTTTTGTCCTGATGCTTGGTGGCCACCGCCTTGTGTGAGTTGCGATCGCCGAGGCTGAATTGCCAGCGGCTGAGGTCACTGCGGGTCAGGGTAATGGCGCCGAACGTCTTGCCGCTGGCTGTCTGGCCACCTTGGCGCGGCATCACCAACAACTTGCCGTCGGCCACCTTGGCCGTGCAGTCATATTGCTTGGCCAGACGGGTGATGAAATTAAAGTCGGACTCGTTGAGCTGGTCGACCCGGGCGACCTTGGTCGACACCGGACACACCGGCGTCCAGCCATTGCGCGCGGCAACGTCAGCCACGATCTTCGACAGCGGCACGTCTTCCCAGCTTCCGCTACGGATGGTCTTGCCGCTGCCACGCATGTCGCTGGCCTTGCCCTTGATCACGATGGTATCCGGCGGGCCTGACACCTCGACCGTGTCGACGGTGTAACTGCCCATACGCGCCAAGGTCGTTTCGGCATAGCCCAGGTAGATCTCGATTGAGCTGCCACGCCGTGGCAATTGCACTTGCCCATCACGGTCGTCGATACGCAACTCAAACTCGTCGGACTCCATGCCCGGCTTGTCAGAGGTACGCAGCAACAACAGCCGATCATTGATCTTGGCCGTGACATCAGCCCCATCAGCGACGATTCGAAACATCGGAGTCATGGATCTTTTCCAATAAAAAACCCGCACGAGGCAGGTCAGAAAAATAGCGGTCGTTACGTGTTACGCGGCGGCGATATCGCCCTGAGTCAATCCCACAAGCTGACGCCCTCATTGGTCGGGCTGGGCAGATCCGGCAGGGCGATAATCACGCCCGACCGGAAAGGCTGAGGCTCATCGGCCAGCCCCTGATTGGCATCGAGCACGGCCTCGACGCTGCCATTCAGATGGCCGTAAACGTTGTTGCAAATGACGTCAAGCATGTCGCCGTCAGACGTCCTGCATGTCGTCGCCATAACGCTCAAACTCCAATGTAAAACCCTGTTTGCGCGCAATCCCGCCGTGCAGCAGCGCGGACTGTTCCTCGTTGATGTTTTTCAGGCACCACGTCCCGATCACCTCGCCATAGCCCGTGGTCAGGGTCAGCGGTTGCAGCCTGGCCCCGATGGAACGCAGCGTGTCGAGCTGCTTTAAACCGCCTTTGAAGCCCGGATAGATCGTGCCCTTGAGCGTCAACTTTTCATCGCCCATACCGATGGACTGCTTCGCCGGGCGGCGCGTCAGCCGCTCCTGCGAAGCCCAGCGGAATTCGGTCGAACGGCTCAACTCGTCGAAAGCTGCCGTGTCCAGGTTGAAGTAATACGGCTCAATCTTCGGATCGCGCGGTTGAATGATCATCAGATGCGGGAACGGCTTTACCGCCTCCGGCGCCGGCGTAGCCTCACCGGCAAAGGAACTAGTGGGCACGATGTTGGCCAGCGACGGACTGACCTTGCCGGCGACGTTGTTGATCGCCGTGGCCGCCTTACCAGCCTGTTCCTTCAACGTGCCCAGCCGATCCTGCACTTCAGCCGCCGCCCGGGTGGCGCGGCCGTACACCGCCACCACCTGACCGACCTTGGCTTGAGCCGCATCGACGCCGCGCATCACCCGCTGAAGTTTGGCGCCGATGGTCGGACCAACAAACGGGATGTTCTCCAGCTCAGACGCGGCGCCGGTCAGTTCGCGAATCGCACCGTTGACCGGGGTCAGCATGCCGTCAGCACTGCGCCGCCCGGTTTCCGCTGCCTCGACCAAATACTTCAGGCTAGATTGCATGCTCTCCATATAAGCCATAAGGCCTCCTTACACATGGGGTTCGTCGTACAGATTGGCAGCGTTACTCTTCGCCGCGTCCGCCATCATTCGCTGCATGTGCGGCATCAGATCCTGCGCCAAGGTTTGTGGGTCCTTGACGTCGCCCTGCACCGTGACCGGCATGTTCAGCGAGTACTGAAACTGCTGATCCACCTTGGCCGGTACCGGCTTTTCTGGCTCCTTGGGTTGAATGGCGAGCGCCGCCGACTTGAGCGGCGCCGTCACTGCCATCGAGCGCGCGACATCCCCCAGCACCGGGCCTTGCTGCGCCGCTGACGCCATCATGAGCGGCGTGGTCGGCACCGGCGCCTTTGCCGTTTGCTCGGGCTTTTCATCCTCACCACCGAACAGCGACTTACCCAACGATCCGCCCAGCGCCGCACCGCCCTGGCTGCCGAGGTAAGCACCGATCATGCCGCCGATAGCGGTGCCGATGATCGGCACCACCGAACCGATGGCGGCGCCTGCTGCTGCACCGGCCATGGTGCCGGCCAAGTTGCCGGCAGCCGAACCGTAACCTTCGGCTTTTTCGTCCTTGGTCTTGGCGTTTTGAAAGGTTTCAAGCGCCATCGCGCCGGACTCCAGCAGCGTGCCGCCAGGAATGACCTTGGCCACCTTGCCGGCCTTTCCGACGGTTTCGGCGACGACGCCGAGCTTGGACAATGCCCCGCCAGGAACGGAAGGGACTGATGGCGACGGGATCGAAACAGGTGGCCGCGAAACCGGAACAGGTGGACGAGGCACAGACGGGCGAGGACCTCTCGAGTTCGGCAACGACCGGCGCCGAGCGCTGCGCCTTGACCCACGTCCACGTCGGCGCGAATCGCCCGACGCATCCACACCGCCACCCATAGCGCCGGCATTGACGACGAAAACCTTCTTGACGCCGTCGTTACCTGCACCACTGTCAGCACCAAGGCCACCGCCTGTTGCCGCTTCCTTCACCCGTGAAACAACATCCAGGCCAGTCGCTACTAGATCAAGTTCTCCAGGGTTTTTATTGCCGGCTTCGCTCCCATTCCTGCCACCGCGCGACCCACGCGCAAGGTTCAGCAGCCCCTTGCTGATCTTGATCGTGCTGAAGATACCTTTTAAGGCGATCAGCCCCGCCCCGACCGTGGCGATACCGGCAACCACCCCGGGCGCGCTATCCGTCAGCGACGTAATGCCTTTAGTAACCTTGGTCAACGATTCGGCCACGGTGTCCGTCACCGGGCGCAGCGCATCGCCGATGCTGCGCATGGCGTCATCCATCGACTGGGCCATTTCCGCCCATTTCTGCGATGACGACTCGCGCCGCTCGGCGAGGTTCTTGTCTAGGATCCCGGTCGCGTCACGCGAATCGTTTTTGAGCTGGCTGTACAGCGCCTTGTTCTGCATGTAGGCCGACAGCGCGGCCTTGACCTGCATGTCGGCGAAAAGGTCGCCGGTGCGCAGGGATTCTTCCAGCGAGGCCATCATGGCCTTGGCCTTATCGGGATTGGCTTCCTTGCTGATTTTTGACGTCGCTTCGGCCATGGCCGCCGCACGCTTTGGATCGGTCGCCTGAATGTATTTCTGAGCCAGCGCCATACTGGTTTCGAGCGTCGACATGCCGTTTTGCAAGCCGGTCTGCATCGACCCCTTGTAATCAATACCGGCTTTTTCGTAGGCCTTGACCGTGTCGGTCGAGCCGATTTTACCCATCCAGTTTTTCAGGTTGTTGGCCGCTTCATCCGAACTGCCGGCCTGTTTCATCTGGACCTGCAGCATGGCACCCAGTTGGGTCACCGCATCCAAGCCGGTGATGCCGTTGCTGGCCATGTTGGCCAACAGTTCCGGGAACCACTTGGCCATGTCGGCCGCTTCAAAGCTGCCCGCCTGCCCTTGGTAAGCGATCGCCTCCAGCGCCTGCTGCATCTGCTTGGGGTCGGTGATCTTGGCGTTCTGCCCTAGGGCGTTGATCATCTTCGCCGTGTCGACGCCGCTGGATCCCTGCCCCACGACAAACTTGGCCGCGACAGGCGCGTACTCCAGCGCCTTGCTCAGATCCATACCGGCGCCGACCAACTGATTGACCACGTCGGCCACATCGTTGCGCGCCATGCCGGTATCGCGTGAAGTGTCGATGATCTTGCGCGACATCTCCTGTTCTTGTGGCTTGTTAGCAATGCCGGCCTTGATCGCGATGTCACGGACAATCGCGCCAAAATCAGCGCTGACCTTGGCCGGTACCGCCATGGCACCGACACCGACCACCGCCGCACCGACAGCGCCCTTCATGCCCTTTACGCCAGAATCAATCTGCAGATGACCCTTAGCTTTCAGCTCGGCTTTGTTGGCCATCTGCCCCATCGAGCGATAGGCTTTTTCCAGCCGGCCGACCTCCACCCCCTGCTTTTTCAGGCCGTCGAGGTTCGAGTTCAAACGGCTGAGTAATTTGGACGCACCGGCAGCGCCGGTGTCGTGAGCCTTTTTCCATTCTTCACGCAGGCGGATGGTGTCGCCAATCGTGCGCTGCAGCACGCGCGCTTTGTTGCCTTCAGCCTCAAGGCGCTTGATGCGCCCGGTCACATCCTTGAACGCGGCGCCGACCGTGGAA